TCCGACAGATTGGCGGTTACTGCGTTCTGCTTCAGCAGTTGCAACGCAATACGCAGGTCGTCATTACTGGCTGGTTTCCAGTTGCCATCCTCGTCTTCGCCACCGTTCTCAACGCGTTCGCGGACGGTGCGGACAACTGATGCGTGCAGCTGTTCAAGCTCTGTAGCCAGATCAGGCATTACTCACTGGTGCAGACATCTCAAGTATGGCTGTTGTCTAGGGCGTTAAGGTTTGTGTAAGCAAACCCGGAGGCAGTCATGCCAACGGTCCACCAGGAGGTAAGGGAATTGCGCCGCCGTCTCGCGGAATCAGGAGCTGACCCATTCCAGGTCGCTGCTGAAGCGTTAGTGACGGTTGAACGCTTGCAGCGTTTACTGGGTGAGTTCCAAACCTCTGCCACAAAGGAAGATCTGTCTCACGCTTAACCGGCGCAGACGTTCAAAAAGGGGGTGTTTTTGTGCCCTCTGCACTACTGAAGATGTCAAAAAATCCCTTGCCACGACTGGCTTTTCAAAATGTCCCACGCCTTGAGCAGGCGTGAGAGGCGTGTGCGCTAGTGCATAACAACATCTAAATACAGTCTCCCGCAGGGATCTGGCGCTATCTGCACCTGTGACTCACACTTCGGGCTGAATCACTGGAGTTCGGGTGAATTTGGCTCACTCCGAAGCGGCGTTTGAGGACAGCGTGAGCGATCAGCGCCGGCTGAAACGCGAAGAAGACAGGGCATATCACCGCGCAATTAATCAGCACTCGATGCTGCGGGCGCACTCGAAAGAAGGCAGCACGAGTTACGGCTCGGCGCTCTTTCAGAACTACGCAGAGACGGTCTCGGTTTCGATCGATGCGCTGCTCACAAAGCTGATTGAGGACCCCGCCACAGCAGGCAAGCACTACAGCGCCTGGCCCTTCCTTCTGCACTTCTGCAACCGTGGCCCGCGCTCAATTGCGCTGATCACCCTTGGCACGATCATCGACCACATCACCCGGCGCCTGAGCAAAAAGGTGATGGCGCATCGGATTGGCAAGGCGCTCTACGCCGAGTTCAAAGCCATCCGTATTCACCAGGCCAAAGGTGAAACGCTGCTGCGTCAGCTGCGCAAGAAGTACGGCAAAGCCGTGATCAAGAAGCGCGTCCTGCGTGAATTGCGTGTTGGCCATCAAGCCTGGACTGTTCCCGAGTGCCGTGAGGTGGGTTTGCTCCTGCTGGAGCTGATCGTCACCAACACCACCCTGATCAAATTTGAGGGCACAACAGTTGTTCCAACTGAGTGCTCGCAGGAGCTGATTGATCTCTGCCCGCCGCGGCCGTTGGCACCGCGTGCATTGCCCAGGCTCGTGCGCTTGGAGCCGTGGCAAGGCACTGAGCGGAATGGCAAGCCATTGGTCTCCTGCCGGCGGCCGATGGACTTCGATCACATCACTGCTGAGTCAGCCAAGAGCCTGATCAAGGTGGTCAACATCCAGGAGGGCAATGCTCTGGAGATGGACTCATGGATGCTGCAACAGCAGCGTCAGGCATGGGAGGCCGATCTACCTGTTTTCCCAGTCAGTCGCGAGCCATCTGCCCCGTACGAAGGCCGCGAGCAGGTCATCAAGCGGGCCAGGGTCGAGGAGGTGCTGCGCCAAGGGGAGGAAATCAGCGGCCTGCCGTTCTGGCTTGAGCACGATGCAGATTTTCGTGGCCGCATCTACGCGTCCAGCCGTACCGGTAGTCATCAAGGACCTGACCACCAGAAAGCGCTGATCGGCTTTCGGCATAAAGCACCGGTCAATGGCAGCGCCTTGGACCAGATGCTGATCGCCGCGGCCACGCATTACGGCCTGAAGGGCGAGTGGCGGATGCGTAAGGCATGGGCTGCTGAACGCCGGCAGCTATTCCGTCAGATCGCGGCGAATCCGCTTGACCAACTTGACCACTGGAAACACGCGGCGGACCCGTGGCAGTTTCTGCAGGTTGTTAAAGGGATTGCCGATCACCTTGAGGATGACCGGCGCCCTAGCGGTGTCCCGATCCGTTACGACCAGACGTGTTCGGGGCTCGGGCATATCGGGGCATTGATACGAGACCACGAGCTGTGCCGCCAGACAAACATGATCGGCTATCGCCGGTCTGACGTTTACACCGAAGTCTTGAACTCGGTGAAGCTAAAGCTTGAGAAGGATCTGCATAGTTACGACTTCTCCGCCAGCGGTCACGCTGAGTTCTGGCTGGGGCAGGAATTAGGTCGGAGTCTGGCTAAGGGGCCGGTGATGACCAGCGTTTACGGCAGCCGTTACTTCGGGTTGGTGGATCAACTGACGCTGTGGCTGCAAGAGAAGAATCCCAACGTCGCCGTGGCGGACTGGGAGAAGGCCTATACGCGGCCTGCGCAATACCTGGCCAAGCAATTCACTGAAGTGATCAGAGACGATCTGGCGCCATGCCTGCAGCTAGAGGAGTGGCTGCGCGAGGTCAGCAAGCTCTGCATGCGCAAGAACAAGCGGGTGGAGTTCAACAGCCCCTCAGGGTTCCCTGTGGCGTTTGGCGTTGAGCTGGAGAGCAAGCAGAAGGTGAATAGCGATCTGCACGGCGTGAAGGCCTGGAAGTTTGCTGAGGAGGGCCATTGCCGCGGCCAGCTGTCAGCCAGAGCAACCAATCGCGGGATCACCGCTAACACCGTGCATGCCATTGATGCAGCGTTCTGCCACATGATGGTCATCAGATGTGCAGCTGTAGGTGCGCCAGTGCTGACGAACCACGATTGTTTTGCTACTCGGCCTGCGGACGCGACGTTTTTGCACCAGGCCTTGTTGCAGGAACTGCGTTATCTACACATGCCCAACTGGCTGCAAGTTATCCGCGAAGAAGTCAGTAATAACGCGGGAGTTCGGCTGCCAAAGCCGCCGTATAAAGGCAACGTCTGCCCTGGCGAGATTGGCGGAAATGATTATGTCTTTTCTTGAGACTCATGGAACAATCCTAGGGGGCTAGCCAGGGCGAACCTGCGGGGCTAAGTTCCCGTTGTTCATCACTGGTGCACACGTGCCTGCCAACAACGTCATGATCACGCCCGAGGGCGGACTCGAATGGGCCAAGGTCCTTGGAGAGCCCCGCGGCTTCCAGGACTCCACCGAGGATCGCTCCTGGTCAATCAACCTTTTGCTCGAGGAGGAGTCGGCCGAGATGCTGATTTCCCTCCTGCGAGAGGAATACATGGAATATCACGGCAAAAAGAAGCCGGCCCAATACGGATTGCCCTGGAAAAAGCACACCGATGCTGACGGCAACGAAACAGGCAAAACCTCCTTCTCTTTCAAGCGCAAGGAATTTGCCTACAACAACGAGCCCAATACTCCGCCTCTGGTCGTTGATGCCAGCGGCACCAACAAGTGGCCTGCTTCCAAGCTGATTGGCAATGGCAGCACCGGCAAGGTGCGCTTCCATTCCTATCCCTGGTCAGGCAAAAGCGGCTGTGGAATGACTCTCGAGCTGCGCGCTGTTCAAGTCATTAACCACGTTTCGTTTGAGAAGGATGAACCTGATTTTGGGGTTGTTGAGGGTGGCTTTGTGCTTGATGCCGATGAAGTCGCGGCAGAAGCAACGACAGAAGCCTGCGGCCTCACGCCGCCAGCCAGTGCAGGTGCTTGCGACTTTCAGTCCCAGGTCTCAGCCGCAGTGGCAGCTGCCGATGACGACATGCCCTTCTAGAGACATGCCGCTCACCTGCGCTGACTTTGAGTTCCACATCGGCCTGAAGCCAAAGGCTCGGCCTCGTCACGTCAGTGGCGGACCCAGCTACATGCCGGCTGATTACAAGAAGTGGATCAAGGAGATGCGGGCTCAGATGGCTGAGCACTGGACCGAGCCACCGCTACCCGTCGTCAACGTGTTGTGGTGCAAGTTCTACGGCCCAGCCAGATCTGATCTCGACAATCTGCTCGGCGCAGTGATGGATGCAGGCAACGGATTGATCTGGCGGGATGACCGCGTTTCGATCATTGCCCGCGTCGAGGCGGAGTGGGAGAAGGCTCCCCCAGCCCAGTCCAAGATCCTGATGAAAGTTTTTCATGAACTGCCCTCACTGTGACCACCCGGAGTCACGCGTAAGCGAGACCAAGCCAGGGGAGTCCTGCGATCACCGCGTTCGGATCTGTCGGAAGTGCGGCAAGACGTTCAGAACTATTGAGCGAATTGGCGTCTATGCCGGCAGAAAGAAAGGGTGGATCGAAGACTCAACCCCTGAAGAGGAGGAGGCCCCTCCTGAGCCAAAGCCGAAAAAACAGCTCGCTTTCGTAGCGAACCCTGAGGACCCAAAGCTGCAGACTTTCGAGCCGGAGATTCGCCATGACATCTGCACATGGTGGAACGAGTCACGCAAAAGCAAGCACGGGGCAAAAGCCACGTGGACTGAACGAGCGTTTCTTGGGTCCGTGTATCGGATGGCTGCTCTACCAAGTTGGAAGCAGGTGGTTCTGGTCAGCGCCGGAATCGAGAACGGATGGCAAACGCTTCAAGAGGAATACGTCAAAGACATCCTCGACAAGCACAAGCCATACCGGCCCGGCCTCCAGCCCAAGAGCACTGCAATGCAGAAGGCGCTTGAGCAATGGCACCCCAGCTGACCCCTGAAACCTTCTTGGCTATTGCCGAGATGGTCGCCGCACAACTGCGGATCAAAGAAGCAGATCGCTGGTCCCCTCAGATTTGCCAGCTGAAGTACATCTCATTCACCTCTGAGTTCCCAGAAGTGAGTGATCAGCAGTTCCTCTGGGCTGCTGAGAAGTGGCTTCAGTCCACGGCAGATCGTGAGTTCCTGCGATACCCGACCTGGCAGGAATTGATGTCACCGCTTTACCGCTGTGAGAACGGCCTGGCCAATAGGAATTGGGGGTTCAAAGATGAACTCCCACAGCTGGTAGCACCAAAGCCAGAACAACTGGCCATGTTGCCGGCACCGCCACAGAAACCGACTGCTCTACCACCTGCCCAAGAGCCTACCTACCAGGGGCTGACTAAGCAGATTTGGCAGAACTATTTGAAAGAGGTGGCTGATGGTTCTTGAACGGCTCATCTCAGAAGAGGAGCTGATCAAGATTCTGGAAAGGGGCTTACTGACTGGGAAGTGGTCAATCGTTCAGTTCAACAAGAACGCGAGAGATCCAGTGCTTCCCAGTAAGAAGTTCTTAGAACAGAACCCACAGTTTCTCACCCCAACTTTTAGGGATCTTGAGGCTTATTCAGACGCAGGGCATTGGAGGCCATGAACTTCCGACGTTTTGCAATCGGCCAGCAAGTTCAGTTCTACACGGGCTCTGGCTGGAAATCCGGCTCAATTGTTTCTACTTCAGATGCAAGTTGTCTTATCTCCTGGAGTACAGGAGCAACCCACAAACTCACCTCCGTTTATGACGACCGCAATGTTCGATCAAGATCAGAAACTCCTCGGCGTGGAAAGAGAGGCGGTGATACGCCTGATGCGCCACTGCCACGACCTGAGGGATAAAGCCATCCGCGATGGCGACCAGCACGGAACCATTTATTGGGATGGCGCCATGTATTTCGGCCGCAAGCTCTTTGAGATGGAGGGCCAGTAGTGGGTAACGCTGCATGGCGGGAGGACCGCTACAAGGAAAACGCTGCGCAGGCAGCCGAGGAGTTCTCTTACAACGAGGGCCCAGGCATCACCAGAGCAGACGCCAAGGCCAGAACCAAGCCCTTCCGGGTGTTGATTCGCCTTGATGGCTATCGCTCGATGACCCTCAGCTTTATGGCTGAGAACA